CGAGTCGGTGTAGACGCCGCGATTGCCGTTCAGATACGCAAGCTCGACCGTGTCTGTCGAAGCCGGCGACGCAGCGAGATAGTACGCCGTGGAGCTTCCCGACACTGTAGCGCCGGTGACCGGATGAACGACGCCGTTGTCAAGGCGCGGCTCGGAGATGACGCTCAACGAGCGGATGGAAGCCGCAACCGCGTCATCGGTTTTCGCCGGGACGTAAGTCGTGTTGAGCAGCTTCTCGGCCGCGATCTCCAGCGCCATCGGCACGATTGCGAAGGATGGTCTGATGTTCAGCACGGTTTTGCCGTCAAGCCCGGCCTGCTTCGCCATCGCCGCCCGCATGATACCAAGCGGCCCCTCGCCAAAGGCGGCAGCCGTCTGGAGGTTCTTGTGGTTGGCCAGGTGGAACAGCGCGGTGCCGTCACCCATCGTCGGGTTAGACAGGATTTCACCCCACACGAGGTCGGACTCTAGCTGCGCAGCAGCCAGGCCAAACATCTGCGAAATACGCGTGAACGCATCCAGATCGTCGTTCACAATCGCTTCGCGCGTGATACCGACGATCTTGCCGTACTTATAGGCGCGGTACTTTTCCGAGCCCTCGCCGACCGACCCGCGCTTGTATTCGCCGTGCTCATTCACACGCTCAAGCCGAGGGGCCTCGCCGAGCTGAGCGCGGGTGACTTCCTTGAAGTCGGAAACCGAAGTTTCGCGGACCAGCGGGCGGAAAGTCTGGGGCGCAACGTCATAGGCCGCCCGCAATGTGCGGCTAACCACGTTGCCAAGAATGATCGGGAAGTCAGACGTGGAGAGCAGGCCGCCAGCGCGTGTCGCCAGCGCTTCGCCAGCGATCTCGTCTTTACTCATCCCCCGAGTAGACGTGCCGTTGGCCTCAAGCACATCTCGCGCCATGTCGGTAAGGGTCATGCCGCGGAACTCGCGACCGCCATCGGGCAACGGGTTGATGCCAGGGGCAATCCGGTTCAGGATGGCGCCTTGTACGGCCTCTGCGCGCTTCTCGGCGTGTTCCTTGCCCACTCGCGCCGGTGCGCGACTGTCGATTGCCGGTGCTTCGCGCTTCATCAGTGCCTCCAGCAGGGCGGAACGAAACGCCTCGACGCTATCGCCATTGTCGATAGCCGCGTCGGCCAGGTCGGGCTCGCCGGCTTCCTTGCCGAGCTTGCGGATTTCAGCGGCGCGCTTGCGCTCGGCGATGCCGCCGACGCGGACGGCCTCGTCCGAAATGGCGCGAACAGCGGCCTCATCAACGCCAGCCGGAGCGGCGCGGTTTTCAATCACAGTGTCGGCCACGCGGCTCTCCTGCTGGTTGTTGTCGTTGGAAGGTTCAGCCTGCACGGCTGCGGATTCGGCAGCTTCAGACAAGCCGTCCTCCTTGTGCTCAATATCTAGTGGATAGAGCGCAGTCGGTTCAGAACCGCGTACCTGCGCCTTCGGATCGGCTGGGACCGTAACGAAAGAGATTTCGTGAGGCGTCCACCGCTCAACAATATGCTGCTCGATCTCGCCCTTCTTTTCAGGCTCGACAATTCGCAACTTGTTGATGGTGTAGCCGACCGAAATATTCTTGACGATGCGTTCCGACACCAGCCCGAACAGCCTGTCGGCCGCCGCGTCGATGCCTTCGGCCGGAAAGCGAATGGTCGCCCACCCCTCCCCCTTCTCGATCCACGCTCGCTCGACCACCGCAACTTGCGAAAAGGTCGACCACGTCGAGTGGCTATCGAGGACCGGCGCCCCGGCATTCATGCGGGCAAGGTCGATGGCCGCAGGCGTCACCACCAGCGTCTCATCGAACGGGACTATCGTGTCCCAACCTTCCCAACGGTGACGCCGTACTGTCGCCCCAGCCGTCCAGACCAGCGTTACCGTGCGCGCCACCGTGTCGATGCTGTCGCTATCGACCATGGCCGCCCGCGTCTGCATCGGCAGGGCATCGGGCAGTTTACGTGTCGTCGTCATGCAAGTCGTCCTCCGGCGGTTCTTCCGCCGCCTGCTGTTGCGTCTGACCGGCCTGCGACATTTTTCGAGGGTCCGTGTCGAACACCAGGCCATACTTATCCAGCAAGGCATTCCACTCGACATATCCGGCGATCACCTCGTCCGGCGTGTAACCGGTCTCGGCGATGGCCGTCATAGGATTGAGCAGGCCGGCCCGAATCGCGTTGACCCTTGCCGTAATGTCCTTCGCCTCGTCGGCAGACGGAAAGCGCGGCGGGGACCAATCAACCGGCACATGCCGCGTCCGGATCTTGCCGGCAAAATACGCCGCCTCGCAAAACCAGTCCCAGATCGGCTGAAGCAACATCGGGATGATGATCTTCCACTGAAGCTCATCAATCGTCCGCTTGTACGTCTCCAGGCCAAGCTTGCCGCTGGAATAGTTCACCTTCGATAAGTTGCCGGACAGCAGCGAGTACGGCACCCGAAACCCGGCCGCTATCGTGTGCAGCATCGACACCTTGTAGGCGTCGTAACTGCCGGTAGCCGCCGGCTGCGTGAACTTGATGTCCCGACCGCCGCGCGCATGGTACAACGCGCCGGGCTGCATCTTTTCCACGATGGCGCCCCGGACACTGTAGACGCCCGGCTGCTCATTTTCGCCGAGCGGTATGCCCGTCAGCCCATCGTCGTTGTCGCCGCCAGTAACGACGCCGACAACACAGGCCTCCATCTTCTTGCGGACGATCTCCGCAAGCTCGTATTCCGCCAGATCGCGCAGCGCCGGGATTGCGGCAACACCCCACGGCTCGCCGCGAGACTGTGTCCGCTTCTTCTCAAAGCAGTGCGCAACATCCACCGCCGGGACGGCAGCGGACTCCATCGTCATGCCGTTCGGCGCCCCCGGATGCCGTTTCAGCAGCCAGTATTCGACAACCTTGCCGATACCGTTGCGCCCGATGCCCTCGAACACCTCCACGCCGCCGAACACGCCGTTCTTCGTCGTGTCGATGTGGTCGACTTCCAGCACCTGCAATTGCAGCGGTACCGGCAAGCCGTCGCTCTCAAGACGACGCCTACGGCGCACCAGCCCGTCGCCGGACTCCAGCATGCCGCGCACGGCCAGCGCCTGCAGCCCGTAGAAGTCCAGATGGCCCTCCGAGTCGCACTGTCCCGCCCATTCGGCAAACAGCTTGTTTACCTTCGGGTCTTTCGCACGCGGGACGATTCCTGATCCCACGGCGTGGGTCACTAGGTTGTGGATCGCGTTCGCCGCATATGGGTTGTTGCGCGTCAGATCGCGCATCACATCCCGCAGCGCACCGCCAGCCTTGCTGATCTCGGCATCCGCCGAAGTCCCGCGCGAATACCAAGGGTCCCGGCTGCGGCTCGGCTTTGCCGCGTCGTAGCCCCGCGCCACCTGCATGGCGTTCCGCTGTCGTGCTCGACGCACGCCGGCAGCCGGGTCCACCCAGCCGATGACGCGGTCGAGTATATTCACCGTCGCCATCCGCTAACCCTTGCTGAACGCCAGATAAGACACGGCAGGCTTCGGCTCCTGCTGGCCCTCAAGCCAGGTCAGTGCCTCCCGCATGTCCTTCAGACTGTGATACTCAACCTCACGCCGCGTCCCGCCGCTGTGGAACACGATACGGCGCGCGCCGGTCGCAATCGCCGCACGAAGCGCGGCGATCTGCTCGCTATTGTCGATTGCCATATGTGTTCCTTGCGACCGCAACCAGCTAAAGCCAGTCGGACGATTCAATTACCTGTGTCGGGCGCACCGCATGCTGCACGGCCGGAGTCAACGTGTGGCTGTCAGCCAACTGGTCCCGCCGCAATTGCCAGTTCACTGGCACAAGCTCCTTGACGGCCAGCGCGTACACTGTGCAGTCCAAAGCTTCATTGCGGCGCCCGGGCACCCGCTCCCATTTATGGACGGGCTGGCCGCGAAACATCTTCACCATCAGCCGCTCGGCAGTGAACTGCTCAAACCAGACTGGCGGCAAATCATGCGAAAACCGAAAGCGCCCGCCAGCGCGGATGCCGTTCAATATCGACCCCTTCACGGAATCGACGCCGACGATCCACAGCGGGTCTTTCTTCTGCGTCGACTTCTTGATGAAGGGCCGCCGTCCGTCATCACCCTTGATGGCGAAGACCTTCCGTCGCATACGCGGCTTGGCGAAGTCGTAGACATGCCGCATCATCGTCCCGCTGGAAGAATCAAGCGCAACCGCGTCGATGCCTATCTCGCCACCAAGTGGATGCTGCCATCGCCGGGTTATCGCGGCGTCGATATCGATCCAGAACTCGTTCTGGTCGTACCGGCCGTAAATCACCTCATGCCCAAGAATGAACTGCTGGCCCGACTCCGCAAAGCCGACATAGGTTATTTCGCCGCGGTCCTCCTGCAGATCGCAGCCGGCAGTAACCGCAAGCACGTCAACCGGGAACGGGCTTTGCTCCGGCCCGCCAAGCCCGAACGGCTCCGCGCTTTCCTGCAGTTCGTATTCGTCAACCCGCTCGCCATCAGTCCGCCAGCCCTCGCCCAAGAC